CCGAAAATCGTATGAGGCGCGAAGGACGGCGATCACCTCGACCTCGATGCGATCCGCAAACCCGGCCAGCCCTGCATCGCTGAGATCATCAAAGCCAGCCAGCCGAAGCAGGCCGACCCGTATCTGGTCATCGAACGATCGTTGCGCATCGCTAACGGCATCGCCGAATCAATACTTCGGCTTCATCCTCATCAGGTCCGGGCAAAGTCTGCTCTCGTTGCAGCGATGCTGCGCCAATACGAAAACATCCTGAGAGCCGAGCGTCAGATCGAGATCGAGCGTCACGATACTGCACTTCGCGACATTGATGTGCAGGCCAACGAATTGAAATTGCTTATGTATTGTCGTCTTTTGTAGCGTCTGAAATCCAATAACCATAACGCTCGGTATCATTGCGTCATGGAACCCCGGATTAAGCTTTACGACCGTGCATCATGGAAAAGACTTCGCCTTGAGCAGTTGAGGCGTGAGCCGTTTTGCGTCTTCTGCGCCCGCTCTGGTCGTCAAGTTCCCGCCACCGTCTGCGATCACATTCAGCCTCATCGCGGTGATGAATCGCTGTTCTTCGACCCGGAAAACCTTCAAAGCGTTTGCAAAACGTGCCACGACGGCGCCAAGCAGCGTATCGAGAAATCCGGCATCGAAGTGGGCGGCGACATCTTCGGATTCCCCTTCGATCCGAACCATCATTGGGCAAAAGAATGACCAATCAAACCGAGTATGTCCCGAACCCGAGGCATGCAATCCTCGCCAACGAGCTTGAGCTGTTGAACGCCGAACTGATTGAAGAGGGGTTTAGCGATCACGTTCGCCTCGCCGTTCTTCGACATGCAGCACGGCATATGTTGCGCATGAGCATGCTTTTCGTGAATCAACGCCCGACAGTCGTCGAAGAACCGGAACTTGACGACTGATGCCTGAACGTCTCCTGACCTCTGATTACTACGTTGCAGTCCTCGCAATGTTCGCCGCAATCTGGGGTGGCATCGTGTCGTACGTCCGCCGCATCCTCTCCGGCGAGCGCTATTCGAGCTTCGCTGCTGGTGCGCACATTCTGACGGCAGGGTTCGCTGGCCTACTTGCTGCGCTCGGCTGTCTTCACGCTGATGTGCCTCTCTATCTGGCAGGCGTCACTTCCGGCATTGCTGGCCACATGGGTGCCGAGTTCATCCGCCTGCTTGAACTGCGATTCATCAAGAAATGATCCCGATCAGCATCATCGATCAGGTCGCGGCGCTCATTAAATGCCGCGAACAGATGGAAGCTGCGCCCGATGCTGCTTGGAACGCATACATCGAAGGGCATTACGGCCCGGAGCGAGCCGCTACCAAAGCCCTCGATGCAGAAGAACGCAAGCAGGCGTTTCAATCCGAACGCCGCCAGATCATCAATGCACTGAACCTACCGGCTGGCGTGACACCCATCTGGAAGCACTATACCAGCGTCGAGATTGTTGGCTTTAAAGCAACCTTGGTCGCCCCAACCCACGGCAATCGACGTGTCGGCGAATTCAAGACCGCTGAAGAAGCAGCCGAGGCCATCAACGCTATACGTGAAAGATTGGACGTTGACGTTGAACGCCGCATCAAGCTAACGCAGGCAACTTTGCCGCAGCAGCCCAATAAGTCCGGTCTGCCTAGCGGCGTCATCAAGCGCGAAACCAAGAAGGGTGATCGTTTCTCGGCCGTGATCTGCGTAACTCATCCCGACGGTAAGCGTTTTCAGAAGATGGTCGGCACATTTGATAACCCGGAAGAGGCACACCGTGCCTATCAGATCGAACACATCAAGATCCACGGCGAGAGAAGCCGCTATTGGAGCAAGCGCCATGAACTCAAAGCGTGAACCTGAACAACTCCCGGAAGGCGTCATTGCTTGGGGCTGGCGCTATCGAGTCAAGATCAGCACTCGCAGCGGAACACGTGTTCTACCCGCTGAGTTTGAAACAGCCGAAGCAGCACACGCCGCTTACCTCGAAGCGCAGGCATCGCAATGGAACGGATGATGCTGCCGCAGAGCGCAGAAGAGCGGGGGGCAGGGAAATGATGCCAACGATCGACCAGGGACGAACGCCCTCGAAGTCGTCATTTTTTGCTTTCGTAAAAAAAACGAAAAAACATCATGAGTAAGTCATCCGTCAAACGAAGAGGGCCACGCGCTGATAGTGTCGAGTTCGCTAAATCCGTAGCTGAGGCCGCAACGCTTCCGCCCCTGATGCCGCTGTACAGCCTCAGTGCTGGCGCAGAAAAACATTGGCCGCGCATTATCGGCGCCAAGCGTCGCGAACTCTGGACGCCGACCGATCTGGATACTGCCGGTCGTCTTTGCGAAATGCTCGCCAAGGTCGATGTGCTTTGGGCGATCCTCAAGGATCAGTCGAGCATCATCAAGAACGCGAAGGGCCAGATCGTTGATCATCCAGCACTCGTGCAAGCTCGCGAACTGGAACGCGACATCCAAGCGACGAAACGACACCTGCAAATCAACAGCGCAGCGGTCAATGGGCCGAGTCATCACCTTGCCGGCAAGAACGAGCAGGCGCGAATGATCGCCTTCAGCCTGGACGATGAAGACGACCTGTTCGCGTAGTGGCCCCACGCGTGCCGCGCGTGTGGTTGAGTTCATCGAGAAGTATTGTCTGGTTCCCGAAGGCGCACGCGTGGGCCAGCGTATCAAGCTGGCCCCGTTCCAGCGTAAGTTCATCCGCGCCGTCTATGGCAACCGCAAGGGCACCCGGAAAGCGTACCTGTCCATTGGACGGAAAAATGGCAAGACCTCCTTGATCGCCTGTCTGGTCATCGCGCACCTGATCGGACCCGAGGCGAAGCAGAACAGCCAGATCATCAGTGGCGCAATGTCACGCGAACAGGCGGCAATCGTCTTCAGTCTGTGCGCCAAGATGATCCGCCTAAATCCCGCCCTTGAAAGCAAGGTCCGTATCGTTGATTCCCGGAAAGAGCTTCACGGCCTGAAGCGTAATGTCGTCTATCGCGCACTTGCCGCTGAAGGTAAGACGGCACACGGCCTAAGCCCGGTTCTGGCAATCCTGGACGAAGTGGGGCAGATACGCGGGCCGCAGTCGGACTTTATCGACGCCATTACCACGAGCCAAGGCGCGCACGAAGCGCCGCTTTTGATCGCCATCAGCACGCAAGCTGCAAACGATACGGACTTGTTTAGCGTATGGCTGGACGATGCCGAGAAATCCGGCGATCCCACAATCGTTAGCCACGTCTATGCAGCACCGGCTGATTGCGAGCTAGATGATCGAGCCGCATGGAAAGCGGGCAACCCGGCATTGGGCCTGTTCCGCAGTTTGAAGGATACCGAGCAACAAGCCGCCGAGGCAAAGCGTATGCCTTCGGTCGAATCGACGTTTAGAAACCTCGTGTTGAATCAGCGCGTTTCTGTCGTGTCGCCATTCATGAGCTTGAGCACATGGAAGGCATGCGGTGCTCCGTCTGGTTATCTCGACGGACTCGAAGTTTATGGCGGACTTGACCTGTCCGCACGCACGGACTTAACCGCCCTCGTCTTGATCGCTAAAGATGCATCCGGTGTTTGGCACGTACAGCCGCACTTTTGGACGCCTGCGCAGGGGCTGATTGATCGTGCTCGACGTGATAGGCAGCCTTACGACCTATGGCGCGATCAGGGCTTTCTGCGTACGACTCCGGGCGCAACCGTCGATTATGAGCAGGTAGCGCGCGATATTGCCGAGATCACGGACGGTCTAAACGTCAAGGCGATCGCCTTCGATCGCTGGCGTATCGACATCTTCAAGAGAGAGGTTGAAGCGCTGAATTTGAGCGTACCCCTTGTTCCTCACGGACAAGGCTTCAAGGACATGTCGCCAGCACTGGATGTGCTCGAAGCTGAGGCATTGAACGCCCGTATTCGTCACGGGATACACCCGGTCCTGACGATGTGCGCAGCAGGAGCCGTCGTTACGAAAGACCCTGCTGGTAATCGCAAACTCGACAAGTCAAAAGCGACGGCCCGGATTGACGGAATGGTCGCACTCACGATGGCATTCGGCGCTGCGAACATGGCCGCAGAAGAAGAGCGCGAACCCGAATACCAGTTGATGATCCTTTAAATCCGGCAATCGGACAACACAGGACAGAACAGGACAATACGGTTATGGAATGCCAATTCGATAGGCGAGAAAATAACGCCTATGGACAAAAGCATTCTCAAAGCGTCTTCGACCATTACGGTCAAGTCTTTCGATCCTGAGCACGGAATCATTCGCGGTATCGCCACGACCCCAAGGACGGATCGTGATGGCGACATCGTGATGCCTGAAGGCGCGGTTTTCGAACTGCCGCTGCCGCTGCTTTTCAACCACGACCCGAATCAACCGATTGGCCACGTCATCGAGGCGACTGCAACCAAAGCAGGCGTTGAGATCGTGGCCAAGGTCGCTAAAGACGCGACCGCCAAGATTGCCGAAATCTGGCAAATGATTAAGTCCGGCCTCGTTAGTGGCTTCTCGGTCGGATTCCGCGCACTTGAAGCCGAGCCCATCGAAACCGGATTCAAGTTCAACAAGTGGCAGTGGCTGGAGCTTTCAGCCGTGACCATCCCGGCGAATACCGAAGCCGCCATTCAAGTCGTCAAATCCGTATCAATCAACACTGAGGTAACACCCGCAATGACCATCTCCGAGCAAATTCAGCAGTTCCAAGCCAAGCGAGCCGAAGTTCTGGCCGGTATGGACGCGCTGATCACCAAGGGCGCCACCCTGTCGCAAGATGAGGACGCGCAATACAAGGCCGCTGAGGCGGAAATCGCTGCCATCGATCAGCATCTTGATCGTCTGAAGGCTGCGGAGGCCCGCCAAGCCAAGGCTGCGAAGCCCGTCGCTGGCTCCCATATCACCGTCGAAGACAACGCCCCGAAGGGCACCGATTTCGTGCGTTACACCAAGTCGCTTGCGCTCGCCAAAGGCAACGCGATGCAGGCGGTCGAAATCGCGAAAGCTGCCGGCTATGGCGATCGCGTCCAGATGACCCTGAAGGCCGCTGTCGCTGCCGGCTCCACGACTGATGCCGGCTTCACCGCGCTGGTCGAGAATCAACTGATGGCCGGCGAGTTCATCGACCTGCTTCGTCCGCAAACGATCGTTGGCAAGCTGTCGGGCGTGCGCAATGTCCCGCAGAACATCCGCATCCCGCGTGCCACCTCCGGCACTAGCGCGAGCTGGATCGGCGAAGGCAAGGCCGCCCCGATCACCAACGCTGCCTTTGCTGACCTGGAAGTCGGCTCGCATAAGCTGGGCGCCATCTGCGTGTTCACCGAAGAACTGCTTCGCCGCTCCGAGCCGGCTGCGGAAATGCTGGTTCGTGACGATCTGCTGGCCGCTGTCGTGCAAGCCGTCGATGTCGCCTTCATCGATCAAGCGAACGCCGGCATTGCTGGCGTCAAGCCGGCTTCCGTCGCCAACGGCGCAACCACTGCCGCCGCATCGGGCACCAACGCTGCCGCTGTCCGCGCCGACGTGAAAGCCGCTTTCCTCGCCTTCGTCGCCGCGAATCAGCCGATCGCTTCGGGCGTGTGGATCATGCACCCGAGCACCGCGCTGTCGCTGTCCATGATGGTGAATGCGACCACCGGCCTGCGCGAGTTCCCCGGCGTCGATTTCGTGACTGGCGGCACCTTCGAGGGCCTGCCCGTCGTGCTGAGCACCAACGTTCCGGGCACCGCACTTGCTGGTTACGACATCGTCCTGGCCGTGCAAAACGAAATCCTCGTCGCCGAAGGTGGGCTTGCTATCGACGCCAGCCGTGAAGCCTCGCTGGAGATGGACACCGCTCCCGCCCATGACAGCAAGACCCCGACCCCGGCCGAACTCGTGTCGCTGTGGCAGACCGGCGCGATGGCAATCAAGGCCA